AAGATACGATCATAGTTCTCATCGTATGCAACTTTATTAAAACCTTTTCTAAACCTGCTTTTTTTACTTGCTATAGTTCCGGTAGACATTACAAATGGTTTTTCATCAGAACCTACTTGAGCCATTAAGTACTCCCAAAAAAGATGGGGGCCACCAAAGCAGCCCCCGGTTAGTTTAGTCAATACCGTAGAAGGCAGATACAAGAGCTTCGCCGCGAAGGACTTTTGCTCCGTAGACATGCAGACCACGAACAATATCACCAAAGCTATCAGGATCACGAATGACCTCAGAGTTGGTGATAGTTTGTGCAGTACAGGTGGAAGACATGTGACCACCAATACACTTACCTGCTGCGTTAGTCGTAGAGGCAATGTTATTGGTCTTGTACATATCAAAACCACGAAGCTTGCCAGAGCTTACCAAACCATTACGGATGGAGCCTTGACCTGCGTTATAGTCAACTGACAAGAGCTTAGAAGAGCTTTGTACAAGGACTTCATAGAACTCGGGGTTAGCCAAGAACCAGCGTCCTTCTTCAGGAACATTTTGCTCATCCAAAAGACGTGCCATGTGAGACAGAACGTCAATAGGATCATGTTCACTGCCAGCAAAGCCAATGTCCAAGTTACCAGTACCATCAAAGGTGCCTGCTGCAAGGTCAGTTGCATTGTCGGAACCTAAGATATGGTTAGGACTAGATGCAGCTACACCAGCAAACATCGTAGCAATTACACCTTCATCAAAAGCATCACGCAAAGCGTAAGCAGCCGAAGAAGTTGCAACATCACGGAAGTTTACATGCGACATATTCGATTCAATATCATCAACGATGAATTTGAAAGCGTTAGCCGTATCTACAACCAACGTAATCTCTTGATCCGTCAGCTTGGTAGCCGTTACATCTGCACCTCTCTCATACTGGTAAACAGTGATTTCAGGTTCTTTGATAATGCGTACACTATCGCCAAACGCTGAAATTTCACCAGCATAGTCAGTATTCGTAATAGCCTCTGCTACAGAAGCTTTACGGAAAAAGTTAAGAACCTGCTTAGAATAAACCTTGGGCAGGAAGAATGAGTTTGTTTGACCTGATACAGAGTTACCAAAGTTAGCATTGGTATCTGTACTCGGCTCAAAAAACTGGTCTGATTGATTATAAGCCATTATTATGTACTCCTATAAAAACATAAGTTAGGCTACTACGCGACCTTCAATCATTGCTTGATTAATTTCTTCTTCATATTTATCAAACTGATCAAGGGACATAGCAGCAATTTCCCGTTCAGTCCAGATTCTAGGTTGGCGAGCATCTACAGAAGTTGTTTTAGTTGATACCATATCTGCTGCCGAACCTTGCGGCTGTCGCCGTCTGGGCTGTGATTGTGTTTGAGTAATGCCATTTTCTATTTTATAAAGATCAATAGCTTTTGAAGCTAAAGAAACATTATCAGGATTATTATAAATCCAATCTTGTATTTGTTCAGGTTGTTCTTTAGCCCATCCATGAAAGTTATCATCGCCTCTAATATCTTCAAAGTCAGGATGTCTGTCCCTTAAGGAAGTTTCTGCTTCTTGCTGAAGTATCTCAGCTTCGCGTTGACGCATAGAGCTTAACTGAGACTCAAGTTCAGATACTTGGCGTTTACTTTGCAAATGTGCTACAGTTTCAACTGTACTATACAAATCAGGATACTGTTCTTTAAACTGCTCTAGTTCTTCAACAGATCTAGGAGGCTCGTACTGAGGCTTAGAAGCTCTAGATTGAGCTACTAATTCCTGTTCCTTCTGTTTAAATTCAGAAACCTTATTATCATAATGTCTTTTTAGATCATCGTATCTTTTTTTATAATTATGAGACGGCTCTTCCCGAGGGGCTTCTTCCGAGGTGGCCTCAGGTTCAAAAAATAATCCGTCTGCACTTCCCATGCTAGGTTTATCTGGTCTATGCCAAGCTTTCTTAGCATTATATGGGTTAGGTTGTTCTGACATACTCTCTCTCCTTCACGGGGCTTGTGTCTTGCAAGGTAGCCATAATTCTTTTATTTGGCCTATAAAAAAATATGGGGCTTGTCTTATCAAGGTAGCCGTAAAAATTTATCGAACGCTAGGCATCCTATTAGAAGCCATCATAAGTTTTTCAACTTCATCATCAGCAGAATCTTTTGAAAATGCTGAGTTTTCAGGCTTAGATAGTAATCCCCCTTCGTTCTTTCTTTGTAATCCACCGTCATAAGCACGTTCAGCATCATCCATCATTACTTGGAGATTGTCTGCGCCAATTTGATCAGTGGCCTTTCTGGTCATAACAAATTCTCCATCACTAAGTCTAGCGGGGATAGAATCTGATACTCCCGTTCCCGGCCCTTCTACTTCTCCAGCGCCAGAAAATTCTGAAGCAGTCTCTACAACTTTGTCAAAAATCTGACTAAGCCTTGGATCTGCTGTTAATGTTTCCATTAAGTAATCTTGTTCTTCAGGTTGTAAAGCTTCTGAAAGAACAAAATCAATATGTTCTCCTTCCATCTCATCATCAGGAAGTTGTGTTTCTTCTGCATTTGCCTGATCTTCAGGCGTGTAAGTATCTACAGGCATACCTTCTGAAGGTATCAAAAGAGAGCCTTCTACTTTGCTTGAACGAGTGCTTTCTTTACTTTCTAAAGCATCAGCAAGAAACTCAACCTGTTGTCGATCTTCTTCAGATAAATCTTCTAAATCTTTTTTTCCACTTTGAATATCAGCTAATTGTTTATAAGTTTCAACAGGAAAAGAAGAGTGTCCTTTAGGAGGCTCTGGATTTTTTTCAAACATATTCTTTTTTTTAGCCATTTCTAGACTCCATCATTTGTTCAACATTATCCTTCAACTGCTCTAGGCGTTCCAGAGAACTCACTCTCCCCTGACTGCGGTACACCTCCAGTTCCGATGTTGCCCCCACCAGTACCTGTAGCTCCAAGGTCTTGAGCGCCTTCAGGTACTCCTTGAGCGGCTCCCATGCCTCCGGGTTCTTGACCACCGGGGCCAGCTTCCGCGCCAGCGTTTTGTCCAGCATTCTGCATCCCTATAATTTGTGCCATGATAGCGGCTTCTTCAGGATCATTCAGAAGTTCATCTGGGTCTAGATCCAAGCTGTAAGCAAGCTCGCTAATAAGCTTATTGATTTTGACAAAAGGAGCTACTGCTGGATTCTGTACGGTCTGTAAGAATGTAGTCAGTCGTTGACTCCTTACCTCTTTCTGCATCAGGCTATTAGTACCTGTAGCTCTTACTTCTAAGTCTCCTTGTACATCTAACTTACCTTCTAGGAATTGCATATTCCATTGGAAGTAAGCTTCTCCTAAAGGTTTTAAAAGAAAGTCATCAAGGTTCTTAATAACTGTTTTAACATTTAATGAAGCTGCTCCTAACAACATAGACATGCCAGAAGCAGTTCTGGTCATACTCTGTACACCTGTCTGACCATGACTATAACTAGGAATACCTGTCTGTTCATCAGCAAGCTGACGGAACTTGTCAAACATCATCATATTTTCTTGTGATGTATTAGGGAATTTTAAACCATTGATAGCAGTTCCCGGTACGCCTGCTTGCCTTCTGAAAACTTTACCGGGGTAAATCTCCATAGACTGACCACCTACCAAAGAAGTTTCATCTACATCAAATACAAGAGATCCAGATAAAGCTAAATTATCAATAGCCATTCTTGCATGACCATTCATAATCTTTTGAGAGTCATCCATGTTCTCTGCTACACCAATACCAAAGAAACTGTAAGGGTTCTTTTCGTAGCTGAAAGACTGGTAAGGGATTCTAAAAGGTGTAAAAGGATTTACTACAGTTCTTAAAAGTTCACCGTTGCAGATCCAAGCATTAATTTGTACTTCATCTAAATCATCTATTTCTTCTGAGAGTTCCATACCTACCTGACGGCAGTACTCAGCATCCATGACACCCCAGTACTCTATGACTTCAAACTGTCCTGAGTCTTCAGAAGTAGGATTATCTCTCAGTTCATTCTCGTAACCTTTCTCTACATAGTTAGGCCCCATCTGGAGACAGTTCCTGATAGCATCCTTATCAAAGTAAGGCATCTTTCCTAAGGCTCGTAACTGTGTCCTATTAAGTCTGTGCCTATGTAAAACATATTCACATTCGGATAAGCTGGTAGCGTTTGGGTCTGGAAAAAAATCCCAAATACTGACAAACTCAATACGAGGAACACGAACATCAACAGGAGTATATTGTCTTTCTCCTTCAACATCTTCCCAACGATGTAACGTCTTGTTAAAGTTAAATGGACCTTTAATAATACCAGTCCCAAAAAGTGCGGCCTCAAATAGCGCATTACGTATTTCACTAGCTCCGTTAGACTCCTCTATCTGATCATGTATAAGTTTTTCCATCCTTCTTGCAGCTTTCTGAGCAGGATTTAACTCTAGAGCTTGTGCAATAGGAACAAGATTTTCTTTTAAAACTCCTGCTTCTTGTGCCTGTACATCTACAGGAGGAACAACTTCAAACTTACCAGAGCCATAAGTTGCTCCGGGTTTTAAAGTTTTACCGTCACCTGCAAAACCTACATCAAAAGGATTTTCTGCTTCTTCAGTCTCTCCCACAGTCGTTTCAAGACCCGGCGCAGGATTGTTAATATCCAAGTGGGCATGTTCTGCTACTCCTTCAGGAACTTTAGTTTCTGATACGCCGATAGGAAATTTACCGGAGCCAAAGATAACTTCTATAAGTTGTCCAAAGGCTGCAAGTACTTTAGTCTTAGTTACTTTAACAAATACTCTGGACTTTTCAGACTCTCTAAACTTTACATTTTTAGCATAGAGACCTCTATAGTTATGGTAGGCAGTTAACCACCTACCTTCATCAAGGTCTCTGGCAGACTCAGCAGAAGCAAATCTGTCGTTTATAAGACCTACGAGATTTTTACGAAGATTTTCTTCTAGAGTAAGCTGAAGACCTTGTTCGTCTTCAACTTGCTCAAAGTAAATCTCATTAGCCGTTAATGTATTTTCTTCTGCCATAGTCTTTAATCAGGCAACACGCCAAGATGTAAGAACTCAACCAAGAACGTAACAGTAGTTGCTGCCGTTGCTAAGTCTGCTCCGATTGGAGTGAGTCTTCCGTATAAAGTTCTTG